GTGGCCACCACAAGCACCGTCTTTGATGGCACCGCCCTCCCTGCGACGATCACCGAAGCGGCGCAGGAGGAACCCGCACTCCTGAGCCTGTGCGTTCCCATTGCGAACGCATCCAAGGCGATGCAGGAGATCACGAACGGCAAAGGCCCTGCTGCCGTTTTCTACCGCAAGGCTCTGGCTTATGCAGCCAAGCTGGACAAGAGGCAGGGCAACTAACCTCAGAAAGGAGTGAATCCCTATGGCATATCAGCATGGCATCACCGTTCTCGAACAGGCCACGAGCCTGACCGCCCCCATTAAGGGCGACTCCGCGATTCAGGTCGTGTTCGGTACGGCCCCCATCAACCTCGCCGAAGATCCGTACTCTGCCACCAACGTGCCCATCATCGCATACAGCTACGCAGAGGCGGTAAAGCAGCTGGGCTTCAGCTACGATTTCAAGAAGTACACCCTGTGTCAGAGTATTTATGCCAGCTTCCAGTTGTACGCAGTCGCCCCGGTGATCTTCGTGAACGTTCTGGACCCCAAGAAGCACAAGAAGCAGAACGCTGCATCGACTGTCCCGGTGGAAAATATGCAGGCAACTGTTCAGGTTGACGGCATCCTCGCCGACACGGTCAGTGTGAAAAAGGACACCGAGAGCGGCACCGCCCTGAAAGTGAACACCGACTACGTCACCGAGTTTGACAGCAACGGCTATCTGGTCATCACCCTGACCGCAACCGGCGCAGGTAAGGATGCCAAGTCTCTGAGCGTCACTTCTACCAGCATCGACCCGACTGCGGTCACTGCGGCAGATGTGGTCGGCGGCTACAACACCAGCACTGGCGCAGAGACTGGCATGGAACTGGTCCGCCAGATCTATCCCAAGTTCGGCGTGACCCCCGGTCTGCTGCTGGCCCCCGGCTGGTCGCATGACCCGGATGTCGGTCTGGTTCTCGCAGCCAAGTGCGTCGAGATCAACGGCGTGTTCAAGTGCGAGTGCATCGTCGACATCGACAGCACCACAGAGAAAGGCGCAAAGGTCTACACCGAGGTCAAGGCCAAGAAAGAGGGCGCGGGTGTCAGCAGCGAACACGCATATCCGCTCTGGCCCTGCTTCCGAGTTGGTAGCTACATTCTGTGGGCCAGCGCAGTTACTGCAGCCCGCACCGCATATCTGGATGCAGCCAACGACAATGTTCCCTACCTGTCCCCCTCCAACAAGACGATCAGCATCACCGGCACCTGTCTGGCAGACGGAACTGAGGTCGTTCTGGATCAGGTACAGGCCAACGCCCTGAACGGCGTAGGCGTGACCACCGCCATCAACCAGAACGGCTGGCGGCTGTGGGGCAACAACACTGCAGCCTATCCGGGCAGCACCGACCCCAAGGATCGCTGGTTCTGCTGCCGCCGCTTCTTTAGTTGGTGGGGCAACAGCTTCATTCGGACCTACATCCAGTACGTCGACGGCCCCGTCAGCGTCCAGTTGGTAGAGAACATCGTGGACAGCGAGAACATCCGTGGCAACTCCTACGTCGCGCAGAACAAGTGCGCTGGAGCACACATCGATTTCCGGGCAGAGGAAAACACCGCCACCGACATCATCAGTGGCGAGGTGAAGTTCCATCAGAAGCTGGCACCGTTCGTGCCCGCAGAGGACATCACCAATACGCTGGAGTTTGACCCGGCTATGCTGTACGCAAGCATCAACGGAGGTAGCAACTAATGGCTATTAACGGTATTCCCGAAGTCCTCAACGACTACAACGCCTACCTGTCCGGCAATCGGCTGGTCGGCACCACCGGCGAAGTCAAGCTGCCTGATCTGGAGGGCCTGACCGAAACGATCAAGGGCTGCGGCATCCTCGGCGAGTTCGAGACCGTGATCACTGGCCGCTACGGTGACATGGAGCAGGAAATCGCCTTCAATATGCTTTCGGAGGATGTCTTCAAGATGATCGACACCACGAAAGCGGTTGAACTGGTTCTGCGCGGTTCGCAGCAGTACACAGACCGGGCCACCGGCAACGTAGACCAGATGGGTATGCGTGTCGTTTTTCGTGGCCGGGCAAAGAAGCTGTCCCCCGGCGACATGAAGCAGGGCAAGGCCATGAACGGCTCCGTCACCCTCGGCCTGACCTACATCTACATCGAACTGGATGGCAGCCCGAAGTTTGAACTGGACAAGCTCAACAGCGTGTTCAAGGTCAACGGCGTTGACCTGCTGGCGAAAGTGAGGAAGTACACCTAATGGCAGACGAAAAGATTTTGACCAACGCACAGGAGGATGAATCCTCCACCCTCGTGAAGTTCAGCAAAGCCTATCGCTTCGAGGGCAAGGACTACACCGAGGTGGACCTGTCCGGCATGGATGACCTGTCCGCAGAGGACATGATCGCCGCCGACCGCTACCTCACCCGCAGCGGCAGCTTCTCCGTTATGCCGGAGATGACGCTCGAATACGCCTGTTTCATTGCCGCCCGTGCAGCGAAGCAGCCCATCGAGTTCTTCAGGGGTCTGCCGCCCAAGGATGCCCTCAAAGTTAAGAACCGTGTGACCTCTTTTTTCTACAGCGAGGACTGAGCGCAGGGCACAGCGACGACCTGAGAAGCATCTGCATCAATCTTTCGATGTCGCTTCATTCAGACCTCGGCCTTTTTCTCAAAATGCCGCTGTCTGACCTGATAGCGACCACAAAGGAGGTGGCAAAGACAGCCGATGGCAGCCGCAGGAAAAGAGTATAAGCTGGCGGTCAAGATCGCCGGTTCAGTATCCAGCAGCTTCAACAACGCAATGGGGACCGCCGAAACAAAAATGCAGTCCCTTGGTTCCATCGCCGCAAAAGCCGCCGCCGTAGCAGCCGCCGCATGGGGTGCCCTCAAGATCGGCCAGTTTGTTGGCGATGCCGTCAATACATACGCCGACTTTGATCAGGCAATGGCGAACACCGCAGCCATCTGCGGTGCAACCGCTGACGATTACGCCCGCCTCCAGCAAGCGGCACTGGATATGGGCAAGGCCACCACGAAAACTGCCACAGAGAGTGCCGAGGCCCTCGGTTACATGAGCCTCGCCGGGTGGGATGTGAATGAGTCCATCGCAGGACTGGAACCCATCCTCCGGCTTTCGGAGGCCACGCAGATGGACCTAGCTACCTGCTCCGACCTTGTGACGGATTCGCTCTCTGCCCTTGGTCTGCAGGTTGACGACCTCGGCGAATATCTCGACGTGGCAGCGATGGCCAACAACAAGTCCAACCAGACCGCACAGATGCTGATGGAGGCATACATCGCGGTCGGCGGCACGATGAAAAACCTGCACGTTCCGATTCAGGAATCTGCCGCCGCCCTCGGTGTGCTGGCCAACCGAGGTATCAAAGGCTCCGAAGCCGGAACCGCCCTGAACGCCGTGATCAACAACCTCACGACGGGTACAGGAAAGGCCGGCAAAATGATGGACCAGCTCGGCATTTCCGCTTTTGACAGCAACGGAAAGTTCATCGGTTTGGCCGAAACCATCCGGGTCGTAGATGAGGCCACCAAGGACATGACCGAGGAA